ACTGTCCGAAACAATGCGAAGAACTTCGCTTCGACCGTATCACTTACGTCAACTGCTAAACACAAAGTCATCATCATTGATGAGGCAGATAACACAACCCATGACGTACAACTCCTCCTACGGGCGTTTACTGAGGAGTTTAGTGGCAACTGTAGATTCATCTTCACCTGCAACTACAAAAACAAAATCATCGAACCCCTCCATTCCCGTTGTGCCGTTGTGGAGTTCGCAATCAAAGCAAGAAACAAACCTCAAATCGCAGGAAGTTTCTTCAAACGACTCCAAGAAATCCTTACTGCAGAAGGAGTTAAGTTCGATCCAAAAGTCCTTGCCGAACTCATCAACAAACACTTCCCCGACTGGAGACGAGTCCTTAATGAATGCCAAAGGTACTCGGTGGGTGGAGAGATTGACACGGGCATTCTTGCGTCGTTCTCGGAAGTAAAAACAGATGAACTTATCAAGAATCTTAAAGAGAAGAACTTTGCGGAGGTACGTAAGTGGGTCGTCAGTAATCTGGACAATGATTCTGGTGTACTTTTGCGCCGCATTTATGATGCTTGTTATGCATCCCTTGATGGTCCTTCCATTGCTGCTGCTGTGCTTATTGTTGCTAAGTATCAGTATCAGGCTGCCTTCGTAGCAGACCAAGAGATTAATCTCCTGGCAGCACTCACAGAGATTATGGTGGAGTGCAGCTTTAAATGATTACGAGTATTAGTAAGTCCGAACTCATGCATCAACGTCTACAGGCATGGATGAGGGAAAATATTTGTGATGAAATTGAATATCTTGGTGTTCGACCAGATACCTTTGGTATTAATAATCACTGGTATCGAGTTGGTGAACATGAAGTGACTGTAGATTGTATTGAAGACATTACCCTCTTAGAAGAAAATGGAAACTAACGTAAAACTTATTCGTGTAATCACTGGTGAAGAAATTGTTGCTGATTTAGTTGAAGAAACTGCTGATACGATTACTATCAAGAATGCTCTAACTGTGTTCCCTAATGGACAGCAAGTTGGTTTTGCTCCTTGGGCAACTGTACTTGATAGAAGTCGTCCTGAAATCATCATGAAACAGGAGCATGTTGTATACATAGCAGAGGTAGAAGAAACCGTTACTCAGAAGTACAATGAAGTATTCGGAGGAAGCACACTCATCAAACCTCAAGAAAAGAAAATTATTATCTGATATCATGAAAAAGAAAATCGATAAAATGATTGATAAGTCTCTTCGATTTCATCACAGGGATATTCATGGTGAACTGACAGATCTCAAAAAGGACATGAAACTTAGAGCACAAGTAAAGTCTAAGTTTTATTATATCTTTTGGGGTGTTGCTACCATTGCAGTAGTTCTGGGGCAACTTTATGTTGGAACTGGATATCGTTTGATGGCAAAAAGTATACTTAGAATTACAACCTCAATTGAACAAGTTCTTAGTATGCCAGATTCCGATGACCTGTGAAGTAACACTATTCAAAGCAGGTAAAGTTTTTAAGGAAACGGTGATTGCAAGGGATTATCAAGATGCAAGGCAAGTTGCACTTGCTAGAAATCCTGGTGCTCAAGTTATAGGAGTTACAGCAGTATTTAAATAATGGAACTTAAAGATTGGTTGAATACTATCAATCAAACTAAGAAAAATTTGATTGATGAAGAACCTTCTATCGAGAAGGAATATTTACCATACATCGTCAACAGATGTCTCAGTGGAAGCATTGATTGTGTAATGCTTTGCAATGAGATGAATATGAATCATAATTTGGAGAAGAAACTTCAATATGATTTCCTTATAAATACAGTGAGACCTAAGAAAAGGTTTTCTCCCTGGTTAAAGAAAGAAAAAATCAAAGATATTGAATCCGTCAAGTCTTATTATGGTTATAGTAATGAGAAGGCAGAGCAAGCTTTGAAAATTCTGACCAAAGAGCAAATTAATTTTATAAGAGACAAACTTGACGTTGGAGGTACAAAATGAGTGTCGTTCAAGAGCCTGAAGTGAACTGGACTCTCGACCAAATGGTGGAAGTGGTTTTAAACGAACCTGATGACTTCCTTAAAGTGAGAGAAACTTTGACCAGAATTGGGGTTGCAAGCCGAAAGGAGAAAAAGATTTACCAATCTTGCCATATTCTTCATAAGCAAGGTAAGTATTATCTTGTACACTTTAAAGAACTGTTTGCGTTGGATGGAAAACCAGCAAACCTTACTGTAAATGATGTACAGAGAAGAAATAGAATTACTCAATTACTTGCTGATTGGGGTCTGATTGTAGTTGTGGATGCTTCTAAGATTCAGGATATTGCACCACTAAATCAGATTAAAGTTCTATCTTACAAAGATAAGAACGATTGGATTCTAGAGACCAAATATAATATTGGTGCTAAGAAGAAGAAAGAAGAAGTTCAGGAAATTGAGAAGTAGTAAGAAAAACCGAATAAAAAAATACGGGGTTCACTACCCCGTTTTTTTATGTTCTGTGCTATAAATATATCGGATGCCTTCGGGGTCCACACAATCAAATCTCGCTTTACTAAGGAGAAGTACATATGGGTAACCTAATGAAGTATACTGCCGCGGACCTTCCTAATTTGATGGACAGGATCAATCGTCACAGTATTGGAATGGATGAGTATTTTGACCGTCTATTTAATGTACATGAAACAACTTCCAACTATCCCCCTTTCAACCTCGTTTCGTTAACCAGCACGGAGTCGAGACTGGAAATCGCACTTGCTGGATTCAAACCAAAAGAGGTAAATGTCTACACACAAGATGGAAAACTGTTTGTCGAAGGACAGAAAGAGGACAAATCAGGAGAAACAACATTCATCCATCGAGGAGTGGCTCAACGATCTTTCACCAGAGCTTGGACATTGGCAGAGGATACGGAAGTTAGATCAGTTGAATTTGAGAATGGGCTCTTGACTGTCTTTTTGGGAAGAATTGTTCCTGACCATCATAAAAGGAAAGAATGGTTTTAATGTGTTAGGACTCTAACTTTTGCAATTATTTGGTAGTGAAGAGTACAGACGTGTATCAAGATGATACATTATAATGCTATATAGTATGTACTCAAGGAGGACGGATTATGAATTTTACCGTTGTAACTCTTACGGTTGGAACAATCATGACTCTTTTTAGTTACGGGTCCATCAGTTGGGCACTACCCTAATGGTCCACCCAAACTAAATATATTTTTCACGACACCCTAATCATGGGAGTGGGACTTTATATTTTAGTAATCAGTTCATTAATGATTTTAATTCCATTACTAATTGCACCTAAGGAGGAAGGATAACCTTTAAACCCTATAAATAAAACTGAATATCGTCGTCGATTGCTGACAAGAGGGGTAACTGGCAAAATCCAGTTGCGACCCCTCTTTTTTTGCGTTATAATACATAGAAGTCCATTTACGAGAGTGCATACCGCACCAACAATATGAACCCAGATACATGTCATGTGATGGCAGAAAAAATACTTTCTGAAGTTGATGGTGAGGAGTATACAGACCTCTTTGCTGGAAAGAATGGTGTTTATACACTGAACTTTGCTTTTAGGGAAAGTGGAATTTCTGATTTACTAAATGATTACAGTTATTTGAAACCTTTCATTGATGCAACAGTTGAAACTGATAGGTTCAATGCCTTCTATATGAATGCGTTAGTAATTAAAAACGGTAATTCTGTAAAAAGACATGTTGACACCACATTAAGTGACTGGATTGGATTTCGCAGTGAAGCAGAAAAAGTTTCTGTTCTTTATCTTAGGGTTCCTGATGATATGATTGGTGGAGAACTTAACATATACCATGAACATACTATTGAGAGTATAAAACCAGAAACTGGTAAATTGGTTTCTTTTGACGGAAATGTGCATGAAGTTTGCACTACTTTTACTGACCATGAAAGGGTTAGTTTAGTTCTTGAGAGTTATTATCTTATGGGGGATTCTTACTCCAGAGTCCCCAAATATGAAAAGGTATAAATTTAAAAGGAGGTTTGACACCTCTCTTTTTTATTGGTAGAATTTGACGAGGAGACGAGTGTATTATGGCTGTTAAACTTGCTGTTTTGAAGTCTGGTGAAGATGTCGTAGCAGACATCAAAGAACTGGTCGATGACGACGGAAATACTGTATCTTTGGTTTTTCAGAATCCAGTAGTCGTCAAGTTGGTGACTCCCCAGACTCTGCTGGAAGGTGAGAATGAAAATGAGTACAAGGTAGCATTTATACCTTGGATTCCACTTTCTGAAGAAAATACCATTGCGGTTCAGAAAGATTGGGTCGTTACCATTGTTGAACCTGTTGAATTAGTAAAAACATCTTATGAGGAGAGAATGAATGGAAGAGCAAGCAGTGATGTTGGTGCTACTGACCAACAACTCATTTCTGGTTAGTGAAGTTGAGGAAGTTGGTGCTGCCGTTCCAGGTGAACCAGATTGCCGATTTGTAAATCCATGTTTAGTTGAGGAAGATGGAACTCTTTCTCGATGGATGGAAAAGTATACAGATGAAACTACATTTATGATTAGTTCAGATAAGATTCTTACACTTACTGAACCCACCGCAGGTTTGCTTGAAAAATACCAATCTATTGTGAAATGAGATTTTATACCAACGTCTATGAAAAATTTAATAAAATTTTGGTTCGTGGTTATGAAGACGGAAGGTATTTTCAAACAGAAGAAGAGTTTTTCCCAACCTTCTTTGTTCTATCAAAAAAAGAGACTCAGTATAAAACACTTGATGGCATCAGTGTAGAACCAATCAAACCAGGTTCCATTGCAGAGTCTAGAGACTTCTTGAAGAAATATTCTCAAGTTGAAGGATTCACTGTGTATGGAAATGACAATTTCAAAGCACAGTATATTTCGGAGAAGTATCCTGAGGATGAGATTAAGTTCGATATCAACAAGATTCGATTGATGACGATTGATATTGAGGTCATGGCAGAGGAAGGATTCCCCGATGTGTTCAATTGTGCAGAGGAAATCCTGACTATTACGTTGCAAAATTATTCAACAAAACGAATTATTTGCTTTGCTAATGGTAGGGACTATGACAACACAAGAAAGGATGTGCAATATGTTAAGTGTTCTGATGAATACGATTTAGCACAAAGGTTCTTGGCATTCTGGGAACAAAACACTCCTGATGCAATCACTGGATGGAACTGCGAGTTGTACGATATGCCGTACATTTGTGGAAGATTTGAACGTATTCTTGGGGAGAAAGAAACTCGTCGTCTATCCCCATGGAGAAATGTCAGGAAGAGGGAGTTTGTAGTCCAGGGAAGAGAGCAAATTTCATATGAAATTGCTGGTGTTTCTGTGATTGATTACTTGGACCTGTATAAGAAGTTTACTTATAAGGCACAGGAGTCATATCGATTGGACCACATTGCATTTGTGGAACTTGGGCAGAAGAAGTTGGACCACTCTGAGTTTGACACTTTTAAAGACTTCTATACGAATGATTGGCAGAAGTTTGTTGACTACAATATCAAGGACGTTGAACTTGTTGACCGATTGGAAGACAAGATGAAACTAATTGAACTTTGTATGACCATGGCATACGATGCGAAGATTAACTATAATGATGTTTTCTTTCAGGTAAGAACGTGGGATGCAATCATCTACAATTATCTGAAGAAAAGGAATGTTGTTATTCCTCCTAAGGATAGAAGTGAGAAAAATGAAAAGTACGCAGGAGCATACGTCAAGGAACCGATTCCTGGAAAGTATGATTGGGTTGTTTCTTTTGACCTCAATAGTCTCTACCCTCACCTTATTATGCAGTACAATATCTCGCCAGAGACACTATTGGAGGCAAGACATCCATCAGTTACGGTTGATAAGATACTTGACGAAAAACTGACTTTTGAAATGTATAAGGATTCTGCGGTTTGTGCCAATGGTGCAATGTATCGTAAGGATGTCCGTGGGTTCTTGCCTGAATTGATGGAGAAGATGTATGGGGATAGAGTCATCTTTAAAAAGAAAATGCTTGCCGCAAAGCAGGAGTACGAGAAGACTCCTACTAAAGCACTTGAAAAGGAAATCGCCAGATGTAACAACATTCAAATGGCGAAGAAGATTTCTCTTAACTCTGCTTATGGTGCTATTGGTAATCAATACTTCAGGTATTACAAACTAGCAAATGCGGAAGCAATCACTCTGTCTGGTCAAGTATCCATCAGATGGATTGAAAATAAGATGAATAAGTACCTTAATAATGTATTGAAAACTGAAGGTGAAGACTATGTTATTGCTTCAGATACTGATTCCATTTATCTTAATCTGGGTCCTTTGGTGCAAGCTGTATTCAAAGGAAGAGAGACGCCTAATCAAAAAATTGTCGATTTCCTTGATAAAGTGTGTCAAGTGGAATTTGAGCCTTATATTGAAAGTTCTTACCAAAAATTGGCAGAGTACGTGAATGCGTATGACCAGAAGATGCAGATGAAACGGGAGAATATTGCTGACCGTGGAATCTGGACTGCTAAGAAAAGATATATCCTGAATGTTTGGAACAGTGAAGGTGTTGCGTACACTGAACCCAAACTGAAAATCATGGGTATTGAAGCAGTTAAATCATCAACCCCTGCACCTTGTCGAACCATGATTAAGGATGCACTTAAGATTGTCATGAATAAAACAGAAGACGAACTTATTGACTATATTGAAAAGTCACGTAAAGAGTTCAATAATCTAGGACCAGAAGAAATCTCTTTCCCTAGAACTGCTTCTGATGTTATGAAGCATAAAGCACATGCAACAATTTATGGTAAGGGAACTCCAATCCATGTGAGAGGTGCACTTTTGTATAACCATTTCATCAAAGAGAAAAAGTTAGACAAAAAATATGCCCTTATTCAAAATGGAGAAAAAATCAAATTTTGTTATTTGAAACTTCCTAATCCAATTAGAGAGAATGTTATATCTTACATTCAGGACTTCCCCAAGGAATTGGGGTTGGACAAATACATAGACTATGAACTACAATTCAACAAGGCATTCCTTGACCCGATGAAAGTCATCCTAGACTCTATTGGATGGAAAGTTGAAAGAACAGTAACCTTAGAATCATTTTTTGCTTAAATGGAACTTCCGATTAACGATAAAGAACTTGCTACTATTGTTGGTGCTCTCCGATTGGGTGGAGACACATCATTGTATCAAAAACTAAAGACCATCAAGGAGATTCGTGAGGAGAACCCTGGTGGACCTTACAAGAAAATTGCCCGTGAACAATTTGGTTTTGTACTGTAATGGATTTTTTAAAAGATATTGTAAAAGAGATTGGTGGAGAGTACACACAATTAGCATCAAGCATTGATGATACGGAGACTTATGTTGACACGGGTTCTTACATTTTTAACGGACTTGTTTCAGGGAGTCTATTTGGTGGTGTATCTGGGAATAAGATTACTGCTATTGCTGGGGAGTCTTCTACTGGAAAGACTTTTTTCTCCCTCGCAGTGGTTAAGAACTTCCTTGATAATAATCCTGATGGGTATTGTCTTTATTTTGATACCGAAGCTGCTGTCAACAAAACTCTTCTATCAAGTCGGGGTGTTGACCTAAACAGAACCGTCGTTGTCAACGTTGTAACTATCGAAGAGTTCCGAAGCAAAGCACTTAAGGCAGTCGATATTTATCTGAAGACTCCTGAGGCAGAACGCAAACCATGTATGTTTGTCTTGGATTCTCTTGGTATGCTTTCTACTGAGAAAGAAATATCAGATGCTTTAAGTGAAAAGCAAGTCAGAGACATGACAAAATCCCAACTGGTCAAAGGTGCATTCCGTATGCTAACCTTGAAGTTGGGACAGGCAAAAATTCCCATGGTTGTTACTAACCATACATATGATGTTGTGGGTGCTTATGTTCCTACAAAGGAAATGGGTGGTGGCAGTGGTCTTAAGTATGCAGCATCAACTATCATCTATCTCAGCAAGAAGAAAGAGAAAGATGGAACAGAGATTGTTGGTAACATCATTAAGGCAAAGACTCAGAAGTCACGTTTGAGTAAAGAAAACAAAACTGTCGAGATTCGTTTATACTATGATGAACGAGGACTTGATAAGTATTACGGTCTCCTTGAGTTGGGAGAAAAGTATGATATCTTCCCCAAAAAAGGAACTCGATATCAATGTCCAGATGGTACAACTCAGTATGGTAAAACCATCATGGAAAATCCAGAGAAGTATTTCACTCCTGAAGTGATGATTGAACTGGACAAAGCAGCAGAAAAAGAATTCTCATACGGAGGCTAATGGAACAGGTCGAAACTACTATTCTTAGGAACTTACTTTTTAATAATGATTATTGCCGAAAGGTCTTGCCTTTCATTAAGAATGAATACTTTGAAAATCTCCATGAGAAAGTAGTATTCGACGAAATCTCCAAGTTTATTTCTGCATACGAAAAACTAGCAACCAAAGAGGTTCTTTTAATCGAAGCAGAAAACCGTAGTGATATTACAGAAGAGACCTATCGAATTATTTGTGATTATGTAAAATCACTGGATGACACTGTTGTTGACCAGAAATGGTTAGAAGACACTACTGAGAAGTGGTGTAGAGACCGTGCAATTTATCTTGCACTCATGGAGTCTATTAAAATTGCGGATGGTGATGATGAAAAAAAGAATCGTGATGCTATACCTAGCATCCTCTCTGACGCACTTGCAGTCTCTTTTGACAACAACGTCGGACATGATTACTTCCAAGACACTGCAGCAAGATACGAGTTCTACCACAAACGTGAGGACCGTGTTCCATTCGACTTGGAATATTTCAACAAAGTCACCAAGGGTGGACTACCTAACAAAACTCTCAACGTTGCTTTGGCAGGTACTGGTGTTGGTAAGTCTTTGTTTATGTGTCATTTTGCCTCTTCTGTTTTACTACAAGGTAAAAACGTTCTTTACATCACCTTGGAGATGGCCGAGGAAAGAATTGCGGAACGTATTGACTCAAATCTTTTGAATGTAAAAATTCAGGATATTCAAACATTACCCAAAATGATGTTTGAAAGTAAAGTAAATAATGTTATGAAAAAGAGTCAAGGTACTCTTATCATTAAAGAATATCCTACGGCTTCCGCACATGCTGGACACTTTAGGTCACTTCTTAACGAACTTGCACTTAAGAAGCAATTTAGACCTGACATTATTTTCATTGATTACCTTAATATATGTGCTTCCAGCAGGTATAAGTCAAACCTTTCTGTCAATTCATATAGCTATATTAAGGCTATTGCAGAGGAGCTTCGAGGGTTGGCTGTTGAAGCAAACGTCCCTATCGTTTCTGCCACGCAGACCACTCGCTCTGGTTATAGTAGCTCTGACATTGACCTTACTGACACTAGTGAGTCCTTTGGTCTCCCTGCTACTGCTGATCTTATGTTTGCCCTTATTAGCACTGAGGAACTTGAATCGCTTGGACAGATTATGGTGAAGCAACTCAAGAATCGTTATAATGACCCAACAATGAATAAGAGATTTGTTGTTGGTATTGACAGGGCAAAGATGCGACTCTACGATGTTGAGCAAAGTGCTCAAAAAGATATACTTGACTCTGGACAAGAAGAAGAGTATGATCCTGAAGAGAAGTCAATGAAAGACAAATTCGGGGGTTTCAAGTTTTGAATAAGTATGTTCCGCAAGAATGGTATTCTGTAATTTGGAAGAATACTGGTAAAAAATATTGTGACTGCGGATGGGAAAGTGATGCAATGAATATTGTGTCTAGAAGACCAGACGAACTAACTTACGTCAAGAGTGGAAACAACCTGATGGGTCAAGTAATTGATGTAGAAGTACCTAAAGCACTTCCCACAAATGAAATTGTCATGGCTGATGGGTATAGTACTTCTGAAGACCAACTCGAATATATTGAAATCGGTGGACAAAAACTAGCCACCCAACAAAAACAACTTCCAAACTCTGAACTAGAACCTCTTAACTTAGAATTATGACCGAATCGAAAACCATTGATTTTTCTCGTTACGAAAAGTTTGTCGATGGAGTGACATCTGATGCATCTAGAGATTTTGTCTCTCTTGCTGACCGTATGGTTGAACTCGATGGGAAAGGTGCAAATATTGAACGTCTATTGACTGCTGGTGTTGGCATAAATGCCGAAGGTGGTGAGTTCCTTGAAATTATCAAGAAGATGATTTTCCAAGGCAAACCATTCAATGCCGACAACAAAGAGCATATGATTATCGAACTGGGTGACCTGATGTGGTATGTTGCTCAAGCATGTATGGCACTTGAAGTTTCTTTTGAAGATGTTATCGCACGTAACGTAAAGAAACTCGAAAAACGTTATCCTGGTGGTGCGTTTGATATTTACTATTCCGAAAATCGTGAGGAGGGAGATTTGTGATCAACCTTGAATTGAATAGACGTGACGCAATTGTTCTACGTCATCATCTTTTCTTGTATACAAAAGACCATCCTGGCTTCTTCTCTGATGAAGGTATTCTAAAGATTAGAGAAATTTCACAACAAATAGACAAACAACTGGAGGAAGACCTGTGAACATTGAACTAGAAGTACATGAAGCAGCAGCAATAATGGAACTGTTGCTAAGAGAGCAGAAGATGTATAGTTTTGCTCATGCCCCAAAACGAGTTGATTACATTAGAAGTGCAATTAATAAAATTGATGATGCTCTCACAGAAGATTCATTGAAGAATAAAGAAGATGTACTTATTGCCCAAGAAGTGAGTGCATAATTGTGAAGTCCCTCTAAATAAATAGAGGGACTTTTTATTATCAAATGGCAGCTAGAAATGCATCCTCACAGGAAACTAATCTACTGAGGAAAGTTAACGATTTTATGAATCAAATGGGTGTATCACCCGTTGGTCAAATCGGTCCAACTAACACAGCCAATATCGGTAACGGTGTTACTATAAAGTTTAGTAATAACATGGGAAATACCCCAACAGAACTAAACGATATTGTGGTATTTAAAGCAAATCCAGAAGGTGATAATTCTGCAGCAGATATAATTGCAATCCGTTCTGATGGAAAGGAATTTGGTATTTCATGTAAGCAGCACAATCCAGGTAGTTTTTGTGGTGCTGGACTGAAGAGTTTTGCAGGAACTGGTCCAGATGGTGATCTTGTCATGAGGAGATGGATGGATAATGTACTTGGAAAAGTTGCTGCATACTATCTCAATATTATGACGAAGAGAATGGATAAACTCGGAAATAAAATTGTATTGGAGATTCAGCAGAACGGAAATAAACCATTATCTGCTGCAAAGAAGAGAGAATTTGAAAGGGAATTTAAGGAAGCATATGGAAACATGCCTCAAATTTATGTTCCAATCCCAAGAGGAATGAGATTCCAATTATTCAGAGGTGATGGGCACTCTGGTAAAACTAGAGCATCACATTATATTACTGGAGGAACTGCTTCTGCTGCTCCTCAGACAGATCCAAAATATAGAACTATAACATTCACTGATTGTGAGTATTTCACTCTTGATGAAATGGCACAAAAGCATGGAAATGATTTGTACATTGTCATAAGAAAGAGACGTGCTGCAGATTACCTTCAATTGTTTTCTTCTGCTTCTTCTCACTCTCCAATTAAAACTTCTCAGGGATTCTTGAAAATATTCACTGGTGGTGGTAGAAGAATTCAAGTCAGGGAGCATAAGCAGTTACCAAACAAATTAACTCTTGCCTCTCTGATAAGTGACAATAGTGGTGAGCAAGCAACAATTCGTACTACTCCTGCTGTTCTTACTTCTCGCACTAAGTCTCAGGCAGATATATTGAAAGTACCAGTTCCACTAAACCCAGTGGCAACAGCAAAGTATAATAGATAAATAATCAAATAGGACAGAATCAATATTAATGAAGAGTTTTGCTAATTTTTTCCAAGAAGCAGTAGAGACACTTGCATCTACTGAGGCAAAGAACCGCGGACTAACTGGTAATGGTCATGGGGATTGGTATGACCAACGAGGGAATTTTGTTGCAAAGACTGTTAATGGTAAATTGAAGTTCTTTGGTAAGGGTGATACAGAGTCAAAGGATGGTATCCCTGGTGAAGAACTTAAGAGAAATACTGGCAAGAAGAAACAAATTAAAGTTCAACAGCAACCAGAAAAAGAGCAAGGTGGTGCTGGTCTTGTAATTGTCATTGGTAGATTTAATCCACCATCTAAAAACCATGAGTCTTTATTGAAAGCAGGATATTCGATAGCAAACCGTTCTGGATCTGAGTTTAGAATTTATCCAAGTAGAATTACTGATTCATTAACTAACCCACTCAATCCAACTTCTAAGATTGAGTATATGCAAGAACTATATCCAAAGTATGCTGACTACATTGTAGATAACGAGGAAGCAAGAACAATATTTGATGTATTAACTTCTGTTTATAATGATGGTTATCATAATGTTTCTATAGTTGTTGGTCAAGAAAGACTTGGTGAGATACAAAGTCTTTCTCACAAAATGGATGGGCAGCAGTATCAATTCGATAATTTAGAAGTAGTTTCTGCTGGTGTAAAAGACCCTGATAGTGAAGTTGAAGATGCGGGGTCTTCTGCTCTCATGAGAGCATCTGTTGCAATGAATGACTTTACTAAGTTCAAGGCAGGACTTCCACTTGGTATATCAAGTGATGTTGGTAGAAGATTATTCACTGCACTCAAAAAGTCCATGGAAGTTTCTGAAGAAACTGAAGCATGGAAAATTGCACCAGAGTTGGATGATGATGGACTTAGATGGAACTATAAGAAAAATGGATTGTATGATGTCGGGTCTTTAGTTGAGAATTTAAATACAGGATTAGTTGGGGAAGTTATTAGAAAGGGAACAAATTATATCATTTGTGTTACGGAAGATGGTGTAATGTTCAAAAGTTGGTTGAAAGATGTAAGAGAAGTTCATGAGATTGGCACTTCTGAATATCGTGAATATGTACAGAGTTTAACACCAGGTGAAAAGGTTCAAGATTTCAAAGAACCATATGTTCCCAATACCTATCCCTCCAAGAAAAAAACTATAAATAATAAGAGGAAAAAATAGTAGTTACTAAGATGACATCTTGGGATATGATTTCGGAAAAGAATGGTGATCAGCCTGGTGGTTCACCCTCCAGGCAGAGTAACTATGCTAAAATGCAGCAGAAGGCAAGAGAAAGAAGAATGGCTGCTGCAAAGAGAGGAGCAGCAGATAAGATAATTGCTGATTTAGCAAGACAGGGACAGGCAGAAAAAAATCAAAAGAAACCAAAATCTGAGTATCAAAAGTATCTTGATGCTCAGCTGGAGTTTAAGAAGCAAAAGTATAAGGACCAACAAAAGTCTCAAGTAGAAAAAATCAAGGGCAAAGCAAGAGCAGATAAAAAGGAATCAGATGCAAAGGTAAAAGAACGTCTTGGTAAAGCAAAGAGTGCACTTAAGACTGGATTCACTCCACAGAATAGAATCAACAGTCAGATGGGTGGAGCAAGTGCTGTACAAGCTGGCATGGAAAATGTTGGTGGAATGGTCAAGGGTCTTGCTAAAGGTGCTTTTTATGGTGCCAGAGCACTTTCTGCTAAGAGAAAGGGTGACAAGGATATGCAACTTGCTAAGTCCAGACTTAGATCTACAATAAGAAAACAGAGAGACGCAAAGAAAAAGGAACCAGGTCAACCAGGAAGACCAAGAAGGGATGAAGCACCAGCAGCACCAGCACCATCAATCAAAGGACAACTACCAGGAACTCCTGAAAGGAAGGCACTCCCACCAGAGAGCAGACAGAAGGCAATGCGTAGAAGACTCCCTCCTTCCTCAGAAGGTGGAACCAGAGTTGGACAACCAGCTCCAGGAAGTAAACCACAACTTCCAGGAAGCATGAAGAGAAGAATGCTTGCTCCTGCGGGTGAAACTGGTCCAACTAGAACTGCAAAGGGAACCATTGGCACATCAAGAGTTGGTCAACCTGCAACAGAGAGACCATCATTGAAACCTGCTATTGATAAGAGAAGAATGCTGCCACCTAGTTCACAGTCTGATGGACCTGTAAGAACAGCAGCAGGTAGAGTTACTTTGGGCAGCAGAGCAAGAGCAAATCCCGCATTAAGAGCAAGACTCACCAAAGAAAGAGGTGGAAAAACAGACTTCAAAAAAGCAAAGAAGAGAGTTCTAGGACTAGAGCATTATTCTTGGAGGGAAACTTTCTCTGAAGAGTTTTTATCTGAAGTTGAAAAGAAATCTAAAAAGAATACAGAAGAGAAAATAGTAGACATTATGAAGGGCAAGAATAAGGTGACTATTCATCCAATGGAAGAGAGTCATCAGAAAGTTTCTTCGGGTGAAATGAAGGACCGTGAAGGTTATATGGCACACAATCAACTCGATTCTATGGAGAGAGCAATTGCCGCACTCCGTAAGAAAGTAAAGAGAGGAGATGACCAACTACCTGCTTGGGTTCAATCTAAGATTACTAAAGCAGCAGATTACATTGATACTGCATCTGATTATATGCAGGGTAATACAATGAAAGAAGACTTGGAGGAAATCCTCGCAAAAAAGTTATTGACTGAAATTGACAAGTCAAAGATGAAATGTAACAAACCCAAAGCACAAGCAGTGGGAGATTCTTTGACTGGAAAGTCTCATGTCGTGAAAGCATGTGCTAATGGTCAAGAAAAGATTATTCGTTTTGGTCAAAGAGGTGTGAAGGGTTCACCTAAGAAGAAAGGTGAATCTAAGGAGTATGCTTCTCGTCGTAAGAGATTTAAGACCAGACATGCAAAGAATATTGCGAAAGGAAAAATGTCTGCGGCTTATTGGGCTAATCGTGTCAAGTGGTGATATAATTTAAAAAAATACTTCATTATGCAAAAACTGAGTGATTGGATTTATATTGTTGATGGAGCTTTGTCTGAAGAATTCTGCGCTCAAGTAATTGAAAAGTATGAACATGTCATAGAACATGGTGATTCTACGGGATACCACGGGAAGTGGGGTGAAGTTGGTATGATGGAATACAGACCTGATGTGAAAAAATCTTGGGATTACGGTATAGAAGCTAAAGAATGGCCAGATATAGATGAAGTTTTCTATAAGAGTCTAGGTGAGCACTACATGAACTACCTTGAAAACCCACCGTGGAGTAATCTTAGGAGTTCAAGTGGTTACACTGATTTACGGGACACTGGTTATAACCTTCAGAAAACTCTTCCTGGTGATGGGTATATTTGGCATAATGATTTTGGTAATGGTCAAGATGGTGGATATGATAAAGGAATTAGAATACTAACCTTTATATGGTACTTAAATGATATAAAGGAGGGTGGATACACTGAATTTATAGATGGAACTAAGATTCAACCTAAAGCTGGTAGGATGGTAATTTTTCCATGCACTTGGCAATATGAACACAGGGGATATCCACCCAAAAGTGAAACAAAATATATTTGCACTGGATGGATGCACACACAAAGGGTAAGTGAGTGATAAATAGTTGAGCACAATTTTGAGGACCATACCATGCTTGCATTTTTACTACCACTTGCATCGAAAATCATTGCAGATGCTGTCGCAAAAATTCCTGATAATGAGGAACTTGGTGAAAAGTTGATTGAAATCTGCCTAGTTATTCTCAAGAAGGCAGTTACTCTAACAAAAACTGACATGGATGATAAACTACTTGCAGTAGTAGAGCAGTCTATTCAGGCAAGAGAACCAAGAGCTTGATAACAAAAAAATATAGGAAAAGTGCCCGCAAACCTATGCGGGCACTTTTATAAATAAAAAAAGAAACTGATTTTTTACGGAAAGGTAAACATGGCACTCTGGGGTAATAAGGACACCGTATATTCCACAGGTACTGTTGCTGCTATCACCGATGCAGGAGTGGTTACTGGGGCTGGTACTACATTTGTTGATTCAGGACTCGTCGCAGTTGGGCAAGTCATCACCATGGGATCATACGGAAGTGGTGTTATCAAATCTATCGGCAGCAATACAGAGCTAACTCTTGCTGGAGTATCTGGTCTGAGTGGAGTATCAACCTCTGGTATTTCCCAAGCATATAATATTAGTGAGCAACCTAAGTATCTCGTAGAAGATTCCAACTGGGAAGGTTCTGAGGTGTATGGTGTAGATGAGACCGAGATTGGAATTGCAAGAACTGCAACTGGTGAAGCACGTCAATACAAGCCTGCTCATGCTGGTTGGGTTGGTGTTACTACTTACCTTGATAACCACGGCAATCTAAGAGTCAAGCAAGAAGTATTCGTTGCTGGCAGCACAATCTCTGCTGATGCTGATGACGATGCTACATACGCAGATAGCTGATTTAGTGTGATATATATCATGTAGATGAAATTTTTATATGAGATTTGATGAATTGAACGAAAATAATTATCTTCTATTTGCTATCAAAAATTATGAAAATCCTCATGCTGTCACTAAAGATGACTTCTATGAGGATTTGAAACGTTTTAGATGGATTAAAAGGTTATTGCGGAGATATAAGAAGGAGGGTGATCTCAAATCCCACCTTCTTATAAATCATTTCATCATCTTGTATAATGTTTTTGGTGATGCAGCAACTCCTTTGCTATTCTACAAAATCGATAAAGAGTTCTGGTCTATACTAAAAACTTTTATAGTTTATTTGGGAAGGTTACCAGAATATCCACACACGTCATTACATGACATTCAACTGGATGCCAGTTGTATGGAGCACCTGGAAAGAATTTAATGCAGAATATCAAGTTAGATAAGTTAATATCATTGATTCGTGAAGAGATGGCAATGGCAGCACCAACAAATAATGTTGGTGGTGGTAAAATTGCTGGTACTGCTGAAGCAGGTGACAACCCACCTGTGAAAAAGAGAAAGAAGAATAAATATATTTACGGCAAAGGATATCGTAAACTCTGGCAGGCAGACTAGTGGCATTCGGACTTGGCAAACTTGCGGTCTTAGAATCAAAATTAAATATATACGAAGATTTGTCCAAGGAGATGTTGGACAAACTCGAAAAAGCAGTAGGAACAATATCGGAAAATAGCAATAAGGTTGCTATTATCTTAGAGAGGCATGAGAATAGATTAGATGAGAGTGATAAGAACGACAAACTCATCCTCAAAATGTTGGATGAAGTTAAAGTTTCCAACACAAAAGAGAGCGAAGTAGTTATCGAGAGAATAGAGAAGGTAGAAAATAGAGTATCAGAATTATATAAGTTCCGTTGGATGGTCATTGGAATTGCAATTGCTGCTATGACTGCCCTACAGGTGCCTACAATCGTGTCGAATGTGTTGACACCACCTACGGGAGAGGTTAGCATAGAGGGAAGGTAGTGCTTCCTATAGAATGAGTTTCATTGACATCAAGTATATTGGTTTAGTCTCCTCTCGTCTCCAGCAGTTTAAGAAGAAAAAGGACGGCATTTACAACTTCCGTTGTCCCTACTGTGGAGATAGTCAGAAGACTAAGAACAAGGCAAGAGGATATATCTATAAACTAAAAAACGACCATAACTACAAGTGCCATAATTGTGGTGTGTCTAGAACTCTAACTAACTTCCTGAAGGATATGGATGTTGTTCTTCATGACCAGTATGTTATGGAGAGATACAAGAATGGACTAACTGGAAAAAGGTCACAGACAAAGACACCTGAGCTTAAATTTGAGAAGCCAGTTTTCTCTAAGCGGAAGTTTGATTTACCAAAAATCTCAGAACTAAATAAAGAACACTTGGCAAGAAAATACCTTGAAGATAGAAAAATTCCTCAAGAGTATTTCGGTGAACTTTACTACTGCGAAAAGTTTAAAGAGTGGACAAATACTCAAAAGTATACCTTTGAAAGTCTAAAAAATGATGAACCCAGGATTATTATTCCCCTGGTTCATGAAGAAAAAATATTTGGATTTCAAGGTAGAAGTTTAAACAAGCAGTCAAAAATCAAGTATATAACTATCATTCTGGATGAGGAGCAACCAAAGATTTATGGATTGGATAAAGTCAGAAGAGATGCTACAGTCTACATTACAGAGGGACCATTCGACAGCACGTTCATTCGCAACTCGATTGCTATGTGTGGAGCTGACGTTCATATCGGTGACTGCGGGATTGGCACTCCTGTTTACATCTATGATAACGAACCCCGCAATCGAGAAATTGTCCAACGAATCAGTAAAACAATCGACAGTGGTAACTCAATAGTTATCTGGCCATCACATATAAAAGAGAAAGACATAAACGATATGGTTTTGTCTGGACTTGACGTACAGTCCGTGATAGAATCTAATACATATTCTGGTCTAGAAGCAAAACTTAAATTTACTAATTGGAAACGAGTATGAGCAACGGAACAAAGGTTAAAAAGAGAGACGGTAGGATAGAACCCCTTGATTTGGACAAAATCCATAAGATGGTTGATGAAGCATGTAGAGACCTTGCTGGTGTCTCTGCTTCTCAGGTTGAAATGCAATCTGGTATTCAGTTTTATGATGGCATCACCACCGCAGAGATTCAAGAAATCTTGATTCGTTCTGCTTCTGACCTTATTGATTTGGAAAATCCAAATTATCAATTCGTTGCTGCTAGACTTCTTCTATTCTCTGTGAGGAAGTCTCTCTACGGAAAAATGAAAGACCACCCCGAATTTATTACACATGTTCGGGATTGTGTAACAAAAAAAGTATATGATGATCGAATCTTTGATAACTATACTGAGGAAGAACTTTCCAAAGCTGGTAATTACATCAATCATAATCGTGACCTGCTATTCACTTACGCAGGTTTACGTCAAGTCACTGACAAATACTTGGTGCAAGATAGAAGTTCGGGGCAGGTATACGAAACTCCCCAATTTATGTACATGATGATTGCTTTGACAATCTTTGCTGAGTATCCAAAAGACAAACGACTTTCATACGTTAAGAGGTACTATGACGCAATCTCAAAGCACAAAATCAACATTCCCACACCTATCATGGCGGGAGTGCGAACTCCACTTCGACAATTTGCTAGCTGTGTCCTTGTTGATAGCGATGACACCCTCGATAGTATCTTTACTAGTGATATGGCTATTG